TGTCGGTATTGCTAACGGTGGCGGTGGTGCTGATACGATGATAGACACAGAAGGAGGCCCGCTTGCAAGTTATGACGGTTTCTTTTTCTTCAAAGAATCCGGCGATACTTCTATATCGTTTGAATCCTCATTGGCAGGAGCGCAGGTAACCAATACCGCTTTAGCTACTTTCACAAGCGGAACGGCTCATAGGCTTGGTGTTTATTATGACGGTGTTACTACGATTACACCTTATTTCAATGACGTTGCAGGTACGGCACAAACGATGGCGACTAACACGTCTGAAGGCAACATCTTTTTTGGCGTAAAGTCGAATGGTGCTGAAGAATACATTGCAATGGACTACATCAAATGTGTTCAGATGCGTTAAATTTTAACAGCCTAATTAAAATAGGCAAACTTAATAAAGGAGTTTAATTATGGCTTTTACACAAGCAATGATTGTCGGAGCGTCCGGCAACACAATGAATGTAAACGATGCTAATGAGGGGCTTGTTTATAACCCAACAGGGATTATGCGGGCTTCGCTGTTAGGCAACGCTTACTCTTGGCCTGCGGTATCGGCTAATATTGATACGACCGATTGTATGATATTGGTTGCGAATACATCGTCCTCGAAGAATCTGGTAATTAGTTATGTAATGTTTCAGGGCGATATTGTTGGCAATATGAACTGTAAGATTTGTTCTGTTGCCGGTCTTACTTTGGCGGGTACGGCTATTGTAGGTGTTAATCTTAATCCGTCAGCGGGCGGCGTAGCCCCTGCCTCGGCGTTTGCAGACGAAACAGCCAGTCCTGCTACGAGTATAATTTACGCTCACGCTCAATCTTTACCATATGCCGCCGTTGCTGGTATTATGAATAGAGTTAATTTTGATGATGCGATTATACTCGGCCAGAATTACGCTTTCGGGATTGATACAATCCTCGAACCTGCGGCAAAATTTGAGGCGACGGTCTTCGGTTATTTCATTGATGCTTAATCATTTTCTACCCTCCTCTTCCCGTTAGCTTCGATTGACGGGAAAAGGGGGAGTATTTAAGGTGAAATTATGAGTTGTCCGACAACGTGTATATTAGGTGAGAACCTTACGTTTACGGTACAGGCCCAGACTTCTACTGGCGCTCCTGCTGATGCTGCCGGTAGCGTGGCGTACAGTGTCTATGAAGATGAAACCTCGACTGCGATACTTACCGGCACAATGGCTAAATTAGCTTCGCAGACGGGGTTTTATTCTGAGCAGATAGGGTGTACGGCAGCTAATGGTTTTGAGCAGTTCAAATCTTATGCCGTTCGGATTACGGCGACCGTAAGTGCGATTAGTGTTGCTAAGACTTATTCTTTCCTTTGCGTTGGTGCGGGTGATACACCATCGGCAACGACAGGGGCTTTGACGACTACTGCTTTGGTCAAAAACTATTTAGGCATTACTTCAACTGATGATGATACATTGATAGGCTATTTGGTCAGTAGGGCCACTGACGATATCGAGAATTATTGTAATAGAGTCTTAAGAAGCGATACATACCGAGAGCGATATGATGGTGACGGTACTACTGAGTTATTAGTTAATCAATATCCGGTAACGGCGATAACATTCTTATCAACTCAAATTCAGGACGTTATCAGGATCAAGAATACTTCGAGTGATGCTTATAATGCTTACGTTACTGTTACTTCGAACGATGCTGACCCGTCTATCAGCGAGACTATGACCTTAACTGTTCAGGGCGGGGCTAATGCAGGCTCAGACGACCTTACATTGGCAAGTTATACAGTAACAGAGCTAACGGCGGCGATAGTTGCGTTGGCTGGCGGTTGGACGGCTACTATTCAATCGAGTGAGTTGGGTGTATGGGAATCGGTAGAGATTTTACCTGTATCTGGCTTGCAATGTCTTGATAACTGGACTTATTTTTCTACGCCATACGAAGGTGGTTACGAATATATAATTCGTGGTCAAACAATGTCACCGTTCAATGATAATTACGGAGATATAATCGTCCCTATTGGTCTTGGTATGGGTACTCAGAATGTAACTATTGTTTACACGGCCGGTTATACGACTACGCCTGCGGCGCTTGAGCAGATTTGTATTGACTTAGTTGCTATATTTTACAGGGCTGCTAAAAGGGACTTGACGATAAAGTCTGAGAAGTTGGGCGACCACTCCATCACGAGATCGGAGAATTCAAGGGCTTTACCTAACGATATCGTTAAGAGATTAGCACCGTATAAAAGGTGGAGTATATGATAAGCGATTTTTATGATTCGACTGCCGTTATTAACAAGACTGTAACGTCCCAGACGGCTATGGGCGGTATGAAAAAGAATTATGAGCAGAGAATTGGTAGTCTGCTATGCCGGATGTCGGCCAAATCGATTATCGAAGGCGATGAGTTAGGTAAAATGACGTTGCGCGAAGTTAATAGGCTGTATTGCGAGGCCAGTGCAACGAATAAGGCGATTATCGAGAGCGATCGAGTAGTTATCGGTGGCCGAACGTATGAAGTAACTGGAATAGCTAATCCAGGCTTGCAGGATCATCACCTTGAGATTGATTTGAGCGAAATTCGATGAGTGATTGGAAAATAACTGAGTGGAATGCCGGCAAAGTCTTGACTAAAGCCTCTGATGTTAATGCAAGGGCGATGGAAAAGGCCGCTTATATGGTTGAAAAGGATGTCAAGGAGAGCTTGAGCAAGCCTGGAACTGGCAAAACGGCCGTCCGTTACGCCGGTAGGACTGGAAAAGGCAGGGTTAGCAAGCGTACGGTGCGTGTAAGCCTGCCTGGTATGCCACCTGCTCTTGATTTAGGACATCTGCGGGCATCGATAGACCATAAAGTTGTTAAAAGGATGTTGTATGTGGATGGGTTTATCCTGAGTGCAGGGGTTAAATATGCCGTTCCTTTGGAATTAGGGTCGCACAAGATGGCTCCCAGACCATTCCTGCGGCCTGCCGTAAGGCGTAATAGACGTAAAATCAATAAGATATTTAGAGATGCCAATAAATGATTGATGATGTAGCCATAGGAATAGTGGAGAAGTTCAACGAGAATGTCGGTATTAAAAAGGCATTGTCTGGCGGTCTTTATTTCCAGCAGGCTCCGCAAAATGTCTCTTATCCTTATGGCGTGTTTTACTTTAGCGGTATGAGCCAGGAAGAAATTATGGGTTCGGCTTTTAATAATATCACTGAAATCGAGCTGCAGTTTAACTTTTTTTCAGATGCCGATGATGGCGGTGAGGATATTGCTAAATTGGCTGAGCTATTTGATGAGGCATATCACTGGCAGACTTTAAATATTGACGGTTGGAGAAACCCTAAGACGCAGAGGGATAATTATGGCCCGCTAATATATACGGACAATATTTGGCAGGCTACAATTTTTTACATTTTATGGATGCAAACTGAATGAAAAAGGTATCGATAATTTTGCCGGTGATAAGGCCGGAAGGCGCTACTCGCTGTATTACTGAGATTAAGAAGCTATGTAATCCTGATAGCTACGAGATCGTCAGCGAGGTCGATACAAATCGTATTGGTTGCCCTAAAATGATAAAACGACTTGTTGCTAAGGCTAAGTATGATCTGGTTATGTTCTTAGGCGATGACACTATTCCGCAAGCCGGATTTATGACTGCTGCATTAAAGGCTATGGATACCTTACCTGATGGCTGGGGTTTAGTAGGGCTGAATGACCAGAGCTATAACAGTAAAATGTTAGCTACTCATTGGTTGGCTGATAAAAGACTATTGCCGTTACTCGGTGGCGATTTTTTTCATACCGGTTATATACATTCTTTTTGCGACAACGAACTGACACAGCGATGCAAAGGTTTAGGCCGGTTTACTTGGTCCAAAGATGCAAATATCATACATGACCATCCTATCTTTAAAGACGAAGAGTTTACCGGTGATTATGCGAGGGTTTACAGTAGAGATAATATGGATCACGACCTTCGCTTGTACCAAAAGCGACAGAATAAATTTGTCAAACAGCCTGAGACATCCAGAGTAATTGCGGGAACGCCAATGCATAAAAATATGCACATTGATGTACGAACGGCTGAGTTTTGCTTTAAGGAATTTAGTGGCCGCAATCAGTGGCATTGGAGTGTTCAGACCTCAGAGTCGGCGGCTGATGCCAGAAATACCGTAGTTATGCAGATGCTTAATGATAACTTCACGCATCTATTCTTTATTGATGCCGATACATTTCCGACATTTGGAACGGTTGATAAATTACTTTCACATGATAAAGATATTGTGGCTGGTGTTACGCCTATCTGGAAAGACGAAAAGCTATGGAATTTCAGGCTACAGAAAAATGAACCAGTTAAGTACGGCAAATTACCGGATACTTTGTTTAAGGCTGAATGGATTGGCGGCACAACTATCCTGATTAAGCGCAAAGTGTTTGAGGTATTGAGGTGGCCGTTCTATGAGGGGTTTATGCACCCTGCATTGGGTGGAGTTTCACATGATTATTACTGGTGCGATAAGGTTAGAAAGTTAGGTTTTGAAATCTGGATTGACCCTACAATTGAGTGCGGTCATTCTAATACAGTTAATCTATTGGATGTTTTTTAAGGAGTAAAGATTATGGCAGTGTTTCACGGTAAACAAGGTTCGGCATCATTTACAAATCTCGTATTTGAGATGTCATCTTTTACGATTGATGCTACGGCAGATACGGCGGATAGTTCGGTTATGAGTTCTGCGACTGTTGCGGCAGCAACACACTGGAAAGATTACGTAGCTGGGTTCAAGGACTGGACAGCATCAGTTGAATGTTTAGAGCCTACAACCGGCGGTGGTATCGCTGCATTAGGGACAGAGGCTATACTGATACTTGACACTATTGCTGGTCTTGCTTATGGCGGTTCGGCGGCTTGTACTGGATATGGCCCGTCTGTCAGCTCTGATGATGCCGCTCGTTTAACGCTCACATTCCAGGGTACAGGTCAATTATTAGCTACATAAAGGAGATAACTAATGGTGGCTTTTAGTGGTAAACAAGGTAAGGTGTCTTTTAACGCTGAGATTGCAAGTAATGTCGTTGCATGGTCGATTGATGCAACTTGTGACGTGGCGGATACGACTATTATGAGTGCGTTAGCTTATACTGCGGCGACACATTGGAAGGATTACGAGATAGGATTTAAGGATTGGACTGGTTCTTTTGATTGTCTTTTAGATGATGAGGAGTTTGATGCTGACGGTATAGATTTGGCTAATGAGTTTGGTTTGGATACCGATGGTCTTGCTCTTATATTGTATGCCGGTATGGTTGCAGCAGACCAACAGGAAGGGGCTACTGTTCGTAAGTATAGTGGCAATGCTATGATCACCGATATAGGTGTTTCTACCGATAAGGACGATGTGGCAAAAGTAACTTTTTCTTTCCAGGGTTCCGGCACTTTATCGGTGGCTGCGAGTGACGCTACTTAAAGGAGATTTATTATGGGTTTAATGCACGGTAAGTCAGCAAATATCTATTGGGATACTGACGATACTGATACAGAATTACAGCATGGACAGAGTTGGTCGCTTGATCTTACGCACGATGTCGCACCAATTACTTCGATGCAGGATACTTGGAAAACTTATCAGACTGGTTTTCAGGATTGGTCGGCTACTGTCGAATGTCTGCTTGATTCTGGTGGTACTGATATTGGTTTGGGTGGCGATGATGGTATGGGTGACGATGAATGTTCTCTCGAATTGTTACTCGTATATGCCACTACTGACTATAAATGTTTGTATGGTAATGCTTTTTGCACAGGCGTATCGCCTGGGGTTGATAAAGATGGTGCTGCAACTGTCACTTATACTTTTCAGGGATCAGCACAGTTGCAATGGGATTCGGACACGGCAAGGGTAAATGCAGTTTAATTAAATTAGGAGAATGAAAATGGCTATGGACTTAAGTGGATTCGTACAGAAGAAAACAACTATTAAAATCGGCACGAAGGACTTTATCTTTTCGGAATTATGCCTGAAAGATTTAGCAGAGTTCAGGGCGCATCTGATAAAGCAGCGAGATGATTTGAATGAGCAAAGGCGCAAGCGGTTAATGGAAGATGCTGAAAAGATAGGCAATATCGATCCTGTTGAATTATTAAAGTTATCCGATACGAATATATCTGATGACGAAGTTGAGGCTCAGATGGAGACTGTCGAAGGGATCGGATATTTAGCTTATCTTTCTTTGCGTTATACTCATCAGGAGATTAGTAAAGAAGATACGATGCGGATTATTACGCCTAATCTCATAGAGAAGATTGTGCCTGCCATACTGCCTACGTCTGAGGATGGTAAAAAAAAACAGACACCAAAGAAGCAGATAAAATCAAAGAAGTAACGGCGGTAGCTTTATTGTGTAGATTTTATGGATTTGATTTGGATAAGGTTATGGCAATGACGTTAAGGACTTTCGCCGGAATGTTAAACGAGATAGCGACAATATTAAAAATGGAGAATGGCAGCGATGACGATAAGGCAACCTCGTTATCCGGCGGTAAGGCTTTTAATTTAGCAAAGCGTATATTCCCCAAGAGGCGTTAAATGGCTGTAAAATTAGGTACTACTTATGTAAACATCAGGGCTAACTTAAAGCCTTTGAAAGCTGGTCTTAAACTTGCTAAGGCTGCGGTCGCTAAGGGTATGGCTAAGATTGGCGCGGTTATTAAAAAGACAGGCAAAATAATAACTAAATATCTCAAACGAGCTTTCATCGCAGTGACAGGAGCTATAACGGCTTCGATATATGCGTTTGCCAAATTCGAAAAGGAATTAGCTAATGTCAGTACAATGCTTGACGATCATACTATGAACATTATGCCACGATACGCAGAGAGTCTAAAGCAATTGTCAATGTCTTATGGCGAATCAACATCTACTTTGAGTAAGGGTTTGTATGATATTTTATCTGCCAGTATAGCGCCGGCAAAGGCAATGAATGTATTAACAGTGGCAGTAGAAGCAGCCGTAGGCGGTATGACAAATACCGCAACTGTTGCCGATGCCCTTACGAGTGTTATGAACTCTTATGGTTTTTCTGCTGATATGGCGCGTGGTACTTCAGATGTTTTATTTGCTACAGTAAAACGAGGTAAAACTACCTTTGCTGAATTAGCACCGTCAATAGGTAAGGTAGCAGCTTTAGCTGCGGTGGCTAATATATCTTTTCAGGAATTAGGTGCGGCAATTGCGACTATAACGAGGGCTGGATTACAAACGGATGTTGCAACTACTTCTATTAAGGGTTTGATATTAGCATTTTTAAAACCTGTTAAAGATGCAAAGGATATGGCTGCTAAATTTGGCTTTGAACTTAATACGACTACTCTAAAAGCAATAGGATTAACGGGAGTATTAAAGAAATTAAACGGTGCGACTGCTGAACAATTAGCAGTGATAATACCAAACGTAAGAGGTATGGCAGGTTTTGCGGCGGCATTAAAACAGGCTGAAGGCCAGGCATCCGATTTGAAGTTGATGTTAAACTCTACCGGTTTGACCCAAAAGGCTTTTGGTAAGATGACAAATACTCTATCGTTCAGCTTGTTAAAATTAAAGCAGGCGTTTGTTATTATCGGGGTAGAGATCGGAAGTGCTTTTGCGTCTACTTTCAAAAAAGAAGTTGAGAAGATAACTAAATGGTTATCAGAAAATCGACAGGAAATTGCTAAGTGGGCTGAATTGGTTGTTAATAGACTCAATCTGGTAAAGGATGTTTTATTTGAACTTGTCAAGTATATAGTCACTGATTTTCCGAGTGCTATTAAAACAGGTATGAACGCCGTTAAAATAATTTTCAAGGGAATTGCAGATAGTATAAAAACTATTTGGAAGGGAATGTTAGATGATATTGAATATCTGACAGCGGTAAAGTTTCGCAAAATATTTAAGACTATGGCTATGCGAATGACGGCTCTGCGAGTTGGTGCGATACCGAGAGCAGGAGGAATTGAAAAGGCAAGAACGGCGGCATTAGCAAGAGGTGAACGTTACGAACAAGAACATCCAATAATAGCAAAGCCAGCTTCAATATTACCGGTATTAGCCAATATATGGGGGAAAGTTGGTAGGGATATAAAGAAAAGTTTACCTGAAAAGGTACAAAAACCAATAGACGAAGCATATCAGAAATGGTTGCAACAGGAAAAAGAAATCAAAGAAAAATACAGTAAGGCGGCTTTGGCAATAGAGG